CAAAGAGAAACAATACAACAACTTACTAAAGATTATAACGAACTATACCAAAAGCATCACAAGAGAGAAAAGTTCTATGCTAAATATGGTTTTATCAATTAACACTTTATAAAAAGTTTTATTGTATAATTAATTAATTAATCTATTTTAATTATGGATGGTAGAAAAAATAACGGTGGTCATTCTACAAAAGGATTCGCAGGAAGGAAACCTAAAAGCGAAGAAATAAAATTAGTAGAAAGATTATCTCCTTTAGAAGATGCTGCGTTAGATGCTCTAAAGAAAGGTGTAGAATCAGGAGAACTAAAATGGATTCAGTTATATCTTAACTACTATCTTGGTAAACCAAGAGAAACAAAAGATATTACAATCAACGAGGACTTACCGTTGTTTATTGAGGACTTGGACTAACCAAACTCCAACTCTTCAACCTATATGCAGGTTAAGAAAACTATAGCACTTAAAAAGCTACAACAGCTACAAAGCAGGATACGAATAGTTAAAGGAGGTACATCAGCTTCCAAGACTGTTTCAATTCTTGCTTTGCTTATTAATTATGCTATAAACAACAGAGACAAAGAAATAAGTGTAGTTAGTGAATCTGTGCCACACCTTCGTAGAGGTGCTTTAAAGGACTTCTTATCTATCTTAAAGGGTTTACAGAGGTATAATGATAGTCAGTTTAATAAAAGTACCTTAAAATACAATTTTACAAATGGTAGTTATATAGAGTTCTTTTCTACAGACCAACCTGATAAATTAAGAGGAGCAAGAAGAACAGACTTATATATTAACGAGTGCAACAATGTTCCTTTTGATGCTTACACACAATTAGCAGTAAGAACAAGTGGAGTGATATGGTTGGACTACAATCCATCTAACTTGTTTTGGGTAGACAAAGAACTGATAGGAAAGCAGGACACCGATTACATCACACTTACTTACAAAGACAATAACGCATTACCTAAAACAATAGTAAAAGAAATAGAGAAAGCTAAAGAGAAAGCTAAAACCTCAACCTATTGGGCAAATTGGTGGAAAGTATATGGATTAGGAGAAACAGGTTCTTTAGAAGGTGTATGTATTCCTGATTGGAAAGAGATAGATAGAATACCTGAAGATGCTCGTATATTGGCACACGGAGTTGATTTTGGATATAACGACCCTACTGTAGTAATTTCTTTATACAAGTGGAATGATGCTTACATAGCTGATGAGGTGTTCTATAAGTCTAATACAGTATTAAGGGATTTATCTTTGTTTCTTACTCAAAACAATATAAAAGAAAACCTGATTGCAGATTCAGCAGAACCAAAGAGTATAGAAACTTTAAGAAGAGATGGGCATAATATATATCCCTGTACAAAAGGAAGAGATAGCGTAAACTTTGGTATTAACCTTATTAATCAAAATGAAATATACGTTACAGCAAGAAGCAGGAATCTAAAAAGAGAACTACAAGGCTATATATGGGCAAAAGATAAAGAGGGCAATACCCTAAATAAACCATCAGGTGAGCATCCTGACTGCATAGATAGTTTACGTTATGTACTAACAGACCAATTAGAGAATCCTAATAAAGGAGAATATTTTATCTACTAAAAAAAATATTAAAAAAGTTTTGTAGTTTAAAAAATGTTTATATCTTTGGACTATTAATAACAACAAAACAATTATACAAATGAAAACACAAATTACAAAAAAAGAATTATTTGAGTTAATTGATTATACACAAACTCAAATAATTTACGCAACAAAGGAATTAAATGATAACAGAATGGTTTACGGAACAGAAACTGTATCAGACCAAGCAAAAATTAGAATAAAAGAATTAATAAGTTTACAGACCAAATTAATTAGTATTCACGAAAATAATTAAAAAATAGGGGGAGGCAACTCCCCTTTTTTATTAACCAATAATTATATTATGGAAAATCAAACAGAGTACATTTTAATCAAAGAACTAACAAAGAAACAGAATCGTAAGAATGTGTTGAAAGTAATAGGTCAAGCTGCAGCATTTGTAGCACTATCCTACGCATCAATGTATATGTTCTTATACTTTATGTTATGGGCAAACGATATAAGTGATAAGATAGTTGGATTATTTTAAAATGAGAGAAAGCTGTTGGTACGAAGAAATATATGTAGTACAGAAACCTACAAAGCGTGGAGGTCAAAAAGGTTCTGATGTAACCTTGTATATAGACTACAAAGGCAAAGGCAATGTAGAAGGAAGTGAAAGATACGTACAAAACAGTAAAGAATTAGAACAAGCAATAGAAACAGCATATAGATACGCTTACAAAAGGTTTATCTTAAAACAGTAACTTTTTTCATTTGATTTTGTTTGGGATTGGGTAGCATTTAGCTACCTTTTCCTTTTTATACATATTAGTAACTTATTTATTGTAATTATATGAAAGTAGAGATAAACGTACCTGATTCACTTAACGAGATTACATTAGAACAGTATCAAAGATTTGAGAAGCTGAATACAGAGGACAATCAAGGTTCTACGTTCTTACTTCAAAAAATGGTTGAGATATTTTGTAATCTTGACTTAAAGGATGTAGCAGAGATTAAATACAAGTCAGTACAAGAGATAGCAGTACACCTAAACAAAGTATTTGATACAAAGCATACATTGATTCCTACTTTTCAATTAGCAGGTGTAGAGTACGGTTTTATACCTGTATTAGATGATATGACTTTAGGAGAGTATATAGACCTTGATGAGAACTTGGGAGATTGGCAAAGTATGCACAAAGCTATGAGTGTTTTATACAGACCAATTACATTTAAGAAAGGACATAAGTATAATATAGAAACCTATAACGGAATGAACGACAGATTAAAGTATATGCCTTTAGATGTTGTCTTTGCTGCTATGGTTTTTTTTTGGAATTTAAACAACGAGTTAATACAAACTATCCTGAACTATTTACAGAAGGAAGCGAACAAGCTGACTACTCAACAGAAGGAACGTTTGGAAGCAAGTGGGGTTGGTATCAATCAGTCTATGGAATCTCTAAAGGAGATGTTACCAAGTTTGATGAGGTTACCAAACTCAACGTACACGAGTGCTTAATGTATTTGGCATTTGAAAAAGATAAAATAGAATTAGAAAAGAAACTGATTAAGAAACGATGAAAGGGTTTTACAACGTAACAGATAAACTAAAAGATACACTTATAGCAGAGCCATTTGTAAATACAGTTACATTCGGTTCTCTTGATGATGTTGATTTGAATAAACAAACTATCTTTCCTTTATCTCATATCATAGTAAACAACACCACAGTAGGAACTAAAACACTTACATTCAATATTAGTATTCTTTCTATGGATATTGTAGATATAAGCAAAGATGAGGTTACAGATATATTTGTAGGAAACGATAACGAACAAGATGTACTAAACACACAACTTGCTTTACAGACAAGAGTAATAAATACATTACAAAGAGGTGATTTATATACAGACCTATACCAAGTACAGGGAGACGTAAGCTGTGAACCATTTGTAGATAGATTTGAAAACAAGTTAGCAGGATGGGCAGCAACATTTGATGTAGTAGTACAAAACGATATGACAATATGCGACTAACAAAAACACAAGAAGCATTAGAAGCGTTTAAATCGTTTGTTATACAACAAGCACGTACAAGGCTTTCTAAAGGGCGTAAGAACGTTTCTAAAGAACTTTATAATAGTTTGAAGGGTAATGTAAAGGAAATGCCTAATTCTATTCTCTTGGAGTTTGAAATGGAAGAATATGGAGTATATCAAGATAAAGGAGTAAGTGGTGTTGAAAAGAAATACAATACACCGTTCTCATATAAATCAAAGATGCCTCCTATAAAACCATTAGCACAATGGGCAAAGAGTAGAAATATAAGATTAAGAGATGCAGAAGGAAAGTTTAAAAAAGGCAACTATAATACGATAGGATATTTAATAGCAAGAAGTATATACAAAAAAGGAATTAAACCAAGTTTATTTTTTACTAAACCATTTGAACAAGCATTTAAGAAACTACCTGATGAACTTGTAGAAAAGTTTGGTTTAGACGTAGAAGATTTCTTGGCATTTACATTAAAACAAGATAGATTAAGATGAGTACAAAGATAAACGTAAGAAGTCCATTTTATTTAAGCTATGCAGAGCCTGTAAAACCTTTGCCTTTATTTAGCTGTACATATGCAAATCCCCAAAACACAACCATAGATGAATCTGGTGCTATAAGTTTACCTACTTTAGATTTTGGAGAGATACAAGGATTTACATCTACGGCAGCAGATTTTAGTAATAATAGTTTTGCAGAGGTTAGTAGCGATACAGTTAGAACAATAACGCTTACAATATTAACGCCGGAAGGGTTTTCTAATACAGGAGATGCTATACAATGTGACGTTACTGCAACACAACCATTAAAACCTACATCTTGTCCTACTGTAGTAAGTGCAACAGACTTACCTAATCAAACAATAGCTTCAGGAGGAGCATCAATTACTTTAGACTATTCAAGTTATTTTTCAGGTACTACTACTTCTTTTACAGATGTAACTAATAATCCTTTTGAACTAGATAGAAGTTTAAATACATCTAGTACAGAAATAACTATTACCTCA